TTCCGCTCAGTAAGGGCCTGTACGCCAGCTTCGACTGCACAAGCTATTCGACCCCGCATGTGGCGGGAGTTCTCGTCTTGCTCAAGCAAGCGTATCCAAGTGTCTCGGTCGCCGAAATGAAACGAGCGCTCATGGCAGGTTGCGACTCAGTTAGACCCTCGCTCCTTTCACGCGTCGCAGCGGGAGCCAGTTTGCGGAAACGCCTTGCGGTGAAGGTTCGAACAGCGCTCGTAAACCAAGCCGATCCACGCTGGAGCGCAGGCGCCGGGCGAATCAACGCGTTACGATCATACGAGGTTTTGAGGAAGAATGAACAGGCAGGCGCTAGTTGAGCATCTGCTCCGCAGGCGTGAACTCATCCTCACCAAAGTAGCGAGTTCAGGCGAGCGATTCTCGGCGCTGAAGAATCTTGAGCGAGCTGAGAAACGGTTCCTTCTCGCTTTCGTGACGAGCATCGCAGGCGGCTCCTACTGGCTGTCCACGGAACTGTGGGGTCTCAATGTGGGCAACCTGCTGACCCTTCCAATCTACCAGGTCGCCGCGATAATTCTCGGCCTAGCAGTCACTTTGGCCTCGGCGCTTGCAGTCTTATCGTACTTGTCGATTGGAGTTGTCGTGCAGCGAGCGGTAGAGATTCGACCACGTGAGAGCGATTAGGATTTGAGTCGAACTGCACCGCTTGAGGTCTGCGCACTCTGTGAGATGTTCAAACCATCCAGCGAAATGACGAATGTGTACGCGAAAGATACGGAAGGTCAGATCATCTGCCTCCGACTCTGCCGTACATGCGCAAACCCCCGGATCACGTACATTCAGTCCGGCGATCCTAGCAGCGGAGGCGGCTAGACATTGTGGTTCACGCTGTTCCTTGCCGCGCTAGTGCTATCACAGTCCGGACCAGTCGTAGGCGTCGCAGTAAATAATCCGTTTCCAAACCCCGGCGACACGATCACAATCACAATCTGCACCTGCCTAGCGCCTCAGGGCTGGGACGATTCGCTCTGGCTCTCCATTGACAGTCCAGACGGACACAACCTCTACTATCAGGAACTCGGCGCCGGCCACTTGACCACAACGATCCCGTACAAGGTCCCCCAAGATGCGCCAAGCGGACTGTACACTGTTACAGTCACGTGGGATCACCAGTACGTGCAAACGGGCTTCACAGTCGACGCTCGGCCGATCCCAGAATTTCCTTCGCCACTCGTGGTGTTTCTAGTTGCCATCGCGGCTGCGGCTGTTGCCATATCTCGGCGGCAAGCAAGCGCTAGTTCCAAAACTCTTGCCGCTCATCCCTGAGCATGTCTGCTATGTCGAGGTGTTCGGAGGCGCAGCGGCGCTCCTGCTCAACAAGCCTCCAAGCGCCTTAGATGTCTACAACGATTGGGATAGCGAACTGGTGAACCTATTCGAGGTCATCCGTGACAATGTCGATGCCTTCGTGGAAAAGGCGGATTGGCTTCTATACAGTCGAGAACTGAACGAGAAGTGGAAGAACGACCTCAAGAACGGCATCGTGCCCGAGGATAAGGTTGAGCGGGCTCTCAGATTCTGGTATCTAATGCGGTCCTCATTTGCGGCTCATCCGTACAAGGGCTGGGCTTTCGCGAAGACGGCAAATCGGAACCGCCCACAGACTATCATCAATGCGGGCGCTAGCATACGAGCGATCCACGACCGGCTTAGGACAGTTGAAATCGATCACCTTGACTTCAGGCGATGCATCAAGAACCGGGACGCACCGCAGACCTTCATGTTCCTAGACCCTCCGTATCTGGAGGCCGAAGAGTACAGACTTGGCGTCTTTACGCTCCAAGATCACATGGACCTCGCTGACCTGCTGCGATGTGCGAGGAGCAAATGGCTCATGACGGTCGGAGACCATCCCAAGATACGTAAACTCTACCATGGCTTTCCGATGGAACGCGTCAAGAAGCACCTGTCCGTTCCGAAGATCATCGGTGATAAGCGGCCCACATTCAAGCAGCTGATCATCCGCAACTATGAGCCGCCCAAGCATACGCTCTACACAGCTGTTGCGACTCCGATGCCTCTGTTGGATCTGTTCGGGTTGTGACTGTAAGTATGGTATTGATTCCTAACGCCAACCCCCCCTATAGGGGGGGTACCCTGAGTTCTCATGAGGCGGCCCTCAAACAGCACTTGGCAGCGACGAGGGCTATTCTCTCAGGTGTCTGGCTTGCGGCTGATGTTCCGAAGGTTCGGGAGGAGGCTATCGAGACTCTGCTCGATGCCATGCGTGAAATCAACGCACTTGCGAAGACTACCCCGCCCGATCCTGTGAAGGGGTCGGGAGGCACCTCACCTAAAGAGCGATGGTACCAAGTCATGGCTTACATTATCCAAGTCATGGACGGCGTCTGCAAGAACGTCGAGATCAGCGAATTGAACCAGCGGCTCAAGCGCGTTGAAGAGGAATTGGGGATTGCTGAGGCCAAGCCTGCATCGACGCGTGGAAAGAGCGGAACGGAAAGCTAGGTCAGGCAGCTTCCGAGAACAGGCGGTAGCTTCCACCGTTCCAGAACTCACCCCTGAAAACACTAGGACCGCGACGATATTCGGTAGGACATTCCTCAGGTTCGTCGCCAAGCCCTATCAGGAGAAACTGCTCGACGATACAAGCAAACGGATAGCCGTCGTCTGGCCTCGCCAGTCAGGCAAGTCAACAACGCTAGCTGCACGAATGATCTGGTACGCCTGCACGCATGAACGCACACTAAGCCTCATCGTGGCACCTGGTCTCCGCCAAAGCATGATCCTCATGGATCGCATACAAGCCCTCATCATGACCATGCCCAAACCTGTCAGGCGCGAACTGATCTCCAAGATGCAACGCACGGTGATCTGGTTCAGGAAAGGCAGCCAGATCGTAGCGCTCCCAAACTCGCCGAACCTCCTTAGAGGATACACGGCCCATCAGGTCCTATGCGATGAGGCCGCCTTCTTCCGTGACGACGAGCTTGTGTTCTATAACGTGCTCTTCCCGATGCTTCAAACCACTGATGGCACGCTGATTGTGAGTTCTACGCCTTGGGGAAAGAACAGCGTCTTCTATCATTTCGTGCAGAGTCCCGACTTCAAGAAACACAAGATCGACTACAAGAAAGTCATCGAGGCCGGACTGGGCACGGAAGCGTTCATCGAGGAAATGCGTCGCAATCTTCCACTTGAACGGTTCCGACGTGAGTTCGAAGCAGAGTTTGTCGAGGACGAGTTAGCCTACCTTAGCCAAGACCTGATCACGCGGTGCATAGACCCTGACAGCCAATTCCTCAGCGACGAGGTCTTCGGCTTCTAGCGGACCCTACTATCTTGGGGTCGATCTTGGCAAAAAACAGGATTTCTCTGTCGTCGCGGTAGTCGCAAAACACGGCGACCAAGTGAAACTCATCTACTACAAGCGGTGGCCCCTCGAAACCCCATACGCATCTGTCATGGGATCCGTCAAGAAGATCAGCGAGAAACTCGGCGGTGTCGTGAAGATCCTCGTAGACCAAACCGGAAGCGAGTACTTCGTCGAGGACATGAAGAATGCGGGGATACGGAACGTAGAGGGAATCATGCTCTCTCTACAATCGAAGCAGGAGATCCTTGGCTACCTGAAACAACTGATGCAAAACCGCCTTTTCACCTACCCTTTCGACGATGAACACGGTGTCGATCTCACAGGCGAACTCAATGTTGAGAGATTCGAGCTGACGAAAACAGGCCAGATCATGTTCTCGCACCCCGAAGGTACACATGATGACATCCTCTGGGCCGTGGCACTCGCCGTCTACGCATCGAGAACACGAGATACAACGGGCTTGTTCGATTTGAGAGGCGCGTCTAGAAGAGGCTGACCGACATGATGCAATTCGCAGCGAAAGAGTTTGCGAAAGGCTGGTTCATCAGTCTACTCACAGCCGCCGCTGTTCTAGTTTTGCTTGCTCTGATCATCTCGGCCTGTAGAGCATGGACATGAATCAGCTGCAGCTTCTGACGGGTACTCGTTGATCTGTCCATCATGCCGTAGGGAGATGCGTCTTCAAGACAAACACTCGGAGTCCCAGCTTCCACCAACCTGTCTCTATCGATGCGCGGCTTATGCAATGTGGAGATCGTCTGTCAAGGAGTCCCGCTCATCACTAGATTTGGAAGAGTGAAACATGGAGAAGCTGCCGTTGCCCCGGCCAAGGTCGAATGAGAGGAGGTGGGAGACTGGGCATAATTCAGCGTTTGCGTGAAGCGATTCGTGGCCAACCGAAAGCGGAGCCAGCTGTCGCTCAAGGAATGATTCTAGGTGTTCCTGGCGGCTGGTACACGTATGGATACCGGCTTTAGGCTGGCGAACCTTAGCCGGCCAGAGTTCCGCCGAGGGTTGACTGGTATCGGATTGAGCAGATCTACCGCAGCTTCCCAATGGTCTCTTACTGCATTGAGCAGCTGGCCGATCAGACGATTGGTCCAGGCTTCTACTTGAAGGCGCATGATGATTCCACCGCGTCCCGACGCGCAGTCGATATCTGCCAGGACTTCAACGAGAAGAAGATCAACGCGAAGGTGATGATGCTTCGAATAGCGCGTGAACTGGCGCTTTACGGAAATAGTCCTCTCGAGCGACGCTTCGACGGATGGGAGAAGGATCCAAACGACGCGTTCAAGATCATGAAGCTCGGCAACCTCGTAACAGTTCAGCCGCTACCTATCAGCACGATGCGTATCGTGCCTGACATGTACACTGGCGCGGATCCGCCGAAAGGCTACACGCAGATCATCATGGGTCAATGGAAACAATTCGCGCCTGAACAGATCGCCTGGTTCAAAACGAACATAACAGGCGGCTATGTGGGTGCAGACTTCTACGGCATGGGCCTCGTCCAGCCATGCCTCGACTATGTCTGGGGCCTCCAGCAGATGGAGGATTACATGGTCCGCATCATGCGCCGGTATGCGGCGCCGAAGATGCTTTGGCAGCTAGGCGACAAGGACTTTCCCCCGAAACCAAGCGACATCCAAGAATGGGCGCAGAAGCTCACCACGATCAAGCCTGATGAGGATTGGGTTGGCAGCTTCCTAGTCAACGCGAAAACATTCTCGCCCGATGTGCGAGCACGCTTCGAGGAATATGTCACTCAGTTCCGGTCAACCGTAACCGCAGGCCTCCAGAACCCGAACCTCAACCAGCTTATGGTCCCGTTCCGAGTCTCCGACGCCTCCGCAACCGCCATGCAAGAAGCCTGGAACAGGAAGATCCAGACGACCCAAGAAGTCATCAAGGAAAACTGGGAGGACCTGATCTTCAAACCGCTTATCATCCAGCAAGGCATTGACGAAGAGTTCACGCCTGAACTCATCTTCGGCGAACCTGAGGTCCAAGATCCGCAGCAACAAATGGACAATTTGCTGAAGCTGCTTAACCCAGCCCAGGTTATGATCAGCCCTCAGACACGATTCGCGGTCGAGAACCTCCTCAGACAGCTGCTAGAATTAGATCCGCTACCACCTGGCGCCATGCCAGCTCCTCCACTAGCGCTTCCATCCAGTCAAGCGCTTCCGACCGGTCCGCCTACGGAAGCCAACGGGCAAGCGCTCGCAGAGAAGATTCGAGCACTAGATCCATCTGCGAATCACCCAGTAGGTCTTGGAAGTTGATTAAGAAGAAGAGAAAGAGAAAACTGAGAGAGCAGGAGCAGACAGCGGATGCTCAAGGCGGCGTCGGCCAACCCCCAGCAGCAGGCGCCCCCTTGGAGCGTCACTTCCCTCCTGACATAAGCGGGCTCTCACCCGATGAAGGTGTGGTTCTGAAGGAGCGCGGGTGGACGCCTGCGGCTCGAGCAGCTGCCTTGGAAGCGCGGTTGGCCCGACATGCAGCCGCAGGAGTCGCCCCAACCGAAGCGCAAGCGGCAGCCCAAGCCCACATAACGACTGCGATCCAACGGGGCCTCCAACCGCCTGTGCTCGTAACTCACGCTCATGTTCACGGCCACGCTGTCGGCCACCCAAGCCATGGCGTTGTCCATAGCCACGCGCACGCTCACGTGAAAGGAGCACCACATCCTCACCCAGCGAGCCACTACCATCCCCACACAGCGAAGGCAAAGAAGATGCGGGAAGCCTTCAGCTGGACGATGCCTTTCAAATCTAAGCTGCAAGCTGGCAAACGCCTGATCCAGGGCGCTGCGATCACGGTCGGCAAGACGCTGAATAAGATTCCGTACACGAAGGATGAACTCTTACGCTCCGCGAGAACCTTAGCGAAGAAGCCCATCTTCATCAATCACCTCGAGACCGTTCAGGAAGCGAAGCAGTACCTCGCCGACAAAGGCGACCAGCTCTCAGCGCTCGTTCGGAGAGCGATCCAAGGCATCATCAGCCGCAACGACCCGAATGTTGGGTTCGTCCGTGACAGCGAGTTCGCAGATGACGACCAAGCGGTCGAGTATGTCGGGGAAGTCACCGATCCGGCAACACAGGATCTCGTGAAGGCCGGGGAAGCGCTGGGTGTCTCAATCGGAGCCGTGCCGCGTGACATGGTCGACGACAAGCCTGTCGGCATCATGTTCGAGGACCTATCGATCATCACAAAGCCTGAAACCCCAGGCGACCCCGACGCGACGATCAAGATGATGGAGAAACTCATGGAGATGATGCGCGAACAGTCAGCTCCGCCAGGAGACGATGACTCAGAAGAATTCGACATGCTGTCAGATGACGAGTTGGACGAGTTGGAGCCGCTATCAGATGAGGAATTCGAACAACAACTGATAGAGACAGGCTGGACGCCCGCAGCCAGAGCTGCCGCCGCAGCAGCCCGCCGAGCACGGACGGCCGCGAAGAAAGCTGCTGGTCAACCGCGAGCTCCGAAGGCGCCGAAGGCGAAGGCGCCGAAAGTTAGGAAACCAAGAGTTAGCAAGCCAAGAACCAAGAAGATGAAGGCAGCCGTACCAACACTGGTCGATGTCCTCTGGGAACAACGGCGCCGCATCATCCGAGAGCAGTTTGACCGTACAGTCGCCGTGATGAGGAACTTCACAGTCACCCGTTGAACGCGGATGACAAACAGAGCAAGAGGAGGGAAGAGTTGAAGGATCTTAAGGAAATGTCATGGCAGGAACTGGACGAACTGCGCAAAGATCTCGAGAGCAAGCTTGGCGAGGATCTCAGCGGTGACAACAACGGTGACAATGGCAATAACGGAAACGAGGGTGGAGACCAGCTGAACCCACCTGAACACTGGCTTGAGGACGAGCTTGTCGAAGCCTTAGGTAGCGTAGTCAACTTGGGCGAAGCGAAGCGGCCAGGTCCGAAGAAGGGTGCACCTAAGAGTCCGCCGAAAGGCTACCCGACCAGCCGAGACCAGTACGCGGACCCTGAGAACTACAAGTATCCCCTAGACACATACGACCATACCCGCGCCGCGATCGGTTACTTCTCCCAGGCTGACAATCGGAGCGCCTACTCGCCTGAGGAGCAGAAGTTCATGTGGCGACGGATCATCGCTGCCGCAAAACGCGATGGCATTGAACTATCCGACGACGTCAAGAAACACGCTGAGAAACTAGGTGAACCTGACTCGGAGGTGAGTGACATGGAAGAGAAGAAACTAGCCGAGCTCGTCGACAGCAAGATCGCGGATGCGCTCAAGAAGGTCAAGGAGCAGGGCGAAGCCTACGCTCTGCAGACCCGCGTCCATCCCGATGTGCAAGCAGTCCGAGATGAGATGGAGGCCTTCAAGGCAAAGCATGCTGAGATGAAGAAGAAACTGGGCGAGCTAGATGCAACATACCAGCTGAGCGCGATGCGTGAGGACTTGAAGAACCTCAAGGCGGCCGTCGCAAAGCTCGCGCCGCCAGCAGGTGACCAGAACGGCGACAAGGGCAACGGAAACGGCGACGGTGACAAGGACCAAGAGAAGAAGAAGGAGCAGGGCAAGCCACCTGAGAAGGTAAAGGAGCAGGCCGCTCCTGTGGGAGCGCCACTAGCTCAAGGCGCAGTCGCAACTGCAGACATGGTCGGCAAGAAGGAAGGCGTAGCGCCACCCAGCTTCGGCACCGAAGTGCAGCCGCCCCGCAGCTTCGCAGAGGCTATGGAGAGAGCCTCGAGACGACGCAAGTAAGGCAGCCTCCGAAGAGAGTGTAGTTTGGAGGAGGTGAGTTGGAAATGGGAGATAGCAACACCTTTCCTCAGTGTGCTCGGTGCGGATGGTTCGATGAGAACGCGAAAGAGTTCCCTAAGCAATGCCCTGACTGTGGCTGCCCAACGATCCGCGAGGCTACGAAAGACACGATAGATCGGGTTAACCCCGATGCTGTTGCGCACTTCAAGAAGCCGGTCAAGAAGTGCTGGAACTACGATGTCAACCTCATCTCGAACGCCCGAAGTTACCACGACTTGGACCTTGAGCAAGCGATTGACACCAGACAGGCCGGCCCAAACGTGGATCCAAGCAAGGGACTAATCACTGTCCGCCAGCGTTGCAAGCATTGCAAGCAAGTCTACTGGCAGGAGGTCATCCCAGTAACTCGTGTAGACGAACTTGAGAGGCTCGGCATCCTGGACGAAGTTCGAGACTTCCTACCGAAGAGCGTGCTGGCATCCGCATGAGCGAGACAACGCGGAAGCCGCTCGCGATTCATGTTGAGCGGAAGCCGGTGAAGGATCTCTTCGACCTAGCGTTCAGGGCGAAACAGCAGGCGAGGAAGGTCCTAGGGCATGACAGGTTCACCATCCTACCATCGGTGCATTACGATGAGCAGTACAAATGCTACATCGTCCTAGTTCAGTACGGCGTGTCTGAGCGCCACCCGCCGCGGCGAAGCCTAGCGGAAGTCATGACGGCCCTCTCAAAGAAGGCGTGACCTCTCCCTCCCTTTTCATTCGTTCATAGTCACGAGTTAATTCACGTGGCAGAGTATGCCGCCTCGCAATGATGAGACGGCAATTTTGGTCGTACAACTCAAGAGGTCGGAGAAAAAAGAGAGAAAGAAATGACAGATAATGCGCCAGAGTTCAACCTAGGCGAACCTACAGGTGACTATAAGGCAGTCTCATGTTGGCTCGCGTCGACAAGCGCTGCAGTCGCGAAAGGCGACTGGGTCACGCTTGTCTCAACCAGCAGCACGGATCCCTGCCCGACTGTCACTGCATCGGCGAAGGATGACTACGCATACGGCATTGTCATGAAGGCAGGATCACCAGGCAGCTTGATTGGCGTCGTCACGCTCGGCGTCGTCAAGACTACGGCTTGGGGTCCGATCAATGCAGGTGCCTCAGTCCTCCCGCACAGTCAAAGCGCCGTCTACTCAGTCACAGGTAAGACAGGAGTCGCTAAGGCAACCCAGGTATTCGCCTGCGGCGACAACGGGTTAGTGTACATCTTCGGAGGCGTCGTCTAAAATGGCCCCAACTCCAATCGCCAATATCGTTGAAGCATACGAGCACGCCTACGACACCACGTGGGATCGGAAGGAACCACCCACTGCACGTGAACTAGCAGTTTTCTGCCCTGACGACGAAAGTCCCGCGGCGGCCGAAGAGAAACTGAAGGAGTTCTGCAAGCTCAGAGAGTTCCAGATCTTCGGTCCAGGCGGGAACACTGACCCAATCGACATACGCAAAGATTCCACCTTCCAGAAGCTGAAGGAGCAGGTGAGACCGAAGCTCAAAGAAATGGCGTTGAGCGACGAGGCATACGCGGTTGCGGAGATCAACCGCATCGTGTGGGAAGCGCTCAAACCGAACCTCGCGTTTCGTGAACTCGTCACCATTTGGCACACTGACAGGCCAACATACAGGTTCATACGAGCCATCCTAGTTCCGAGAGCCTTCGATATCCAAGAAGCCACCGAGATCCCCATCGCGGGCGAGAAATACGACTACATCGATGTGAACATGCGCAAGATCGGCATCAGACCCGAGATCTCACGTGAAATGGTTGAGGATGCACAATGGGATGTGGTCGCCCGCCAGATTGCGGAGGGCGGCCGAGCCATGGCTCAGAAAGAGAATGAGCTCGGACTTGCAGTGCTGAATACGCAGGCCACCTCAAGCAACAATTATCAGGGCTACGGTAGCTCCGTCAACTCGGCGACGAGCGGTAGCTTCGTCTACAACGATGTCGTCAACCTCATCCAGACCCTGCGTGGACAGAACGCGTTCCCAGACACGCTCTTCGTGAATCCAACCGAGGAAGGATCCCTGCTGAAGGATACGACCTTCATCAATGCGTTCTACTTCGGTGGATTGATGAAGAAGGCGCTTGGGCCAGCGGAGTTTTTCGGGCAGATGTTAGGGTTCCGAACGCTGACATCGACCCTACAAACCTCAGGCACTCCGTTAATGTTGGACACCGCACGAGCCGCAGGGTTCGTGATCAGACGCGACGTCACCGTTGAGCACCTCATCGACCCGAACAAAGACCTGTCGGGCGCAGCGTTCACAAGCCGAATCAACCTAGGTATCTGCCGACACATGGCGGTAGCAGAACTCGCAGTCACTCATTAGGCGCAAATTCGGCTCGGCTTGATGCCGACCGTTCAAACCTCTTTCTCTCCCGCTTCTATTACGGGAGCCTTCACGATGATTCGATTACTTCAATCACTGACCGGAAAGACGCGGAACCTGCTGCTCTGGCTTGACGATCAGGGCAGGCTCTTCATGGAAACCGTTTGGAAGCCCGTAGGCATCCGGCAGCGGACTCGAGAGATGCCGTGGCGCCGTTTCGCGATGCCTTGCCGGCCGCTGTGCGGCTGGGATCTGAAGCGGCCGCACCTCACATGCGTTACAGGCTGCAGGATCAGGCGGGTGTACTACCACAAGTTGCCAGATGTGAACGAGCTCGACAGGGTTGTTCTCTTCGAGTTCAGAGTGTTGAAGCGCAGACGTTTTGCTCGCTTGAAAGACCTGCTCATGAAAGAAACGATCAGCCTGATTGACAATCTGCTATGCAACTAGACAGGTGGTGAGGAAAACGATGAAGATAGTTCGAATAGTATTGGCGGCCGTGGCGCTCGCGGTCACCGTGATATCCGCCGCTATCCTAGTTTTGGATCAGGTGCAGTTTAGCGGCGACCTTGCCGGCATGGACATGCCTTCCACAGTTCTAGGCTGGTTCTGGGGATCCGGTGATCTACCGCCAGCGATCCTTCCGCTCCTGCTCCTCCTAGCAGGAGTGACTGAACTCTACTTTGCGACAAAGTCGGGGAGGTGAGAGTGACGGATGTTTCCAATTTCGATCGCTCTTGTCTTAGGCAGCGTCTTCGGCGTGCCGGTGATTGATCTCATCATAGGCTTTGGGCTCCTCGTGATCGGAGTAATCGTCATCATGATCATTGGGGCGCTCATATTCCTGCTACCCGCCGCCATCCTCGCAGTCGTGGTCTGGTTCCTAACAGGTAGCATGTTCTGGGCAGGCGTCGTATTCCTAGTGATCGCTGTCATCAGCCTACTCAAGAAGCGATGAGCGCATGAGCTTTGACAGTCAGAACCACCCTTCGGCAGGCGTTCAAGTTCGGAGTCAGCGGGATCCTCGGCGCCGCGATCAGCGCGTGCTTGTACTACGGGTACAAGGACACTCTGCCCCAGATGTTTTACATAGTGCAAGGATTTCGAGTCAATGTGGTTGAGTTAGGCTACTATATGCTCGTCAGCATTGTCGGCGGTTCGGTCCATTTCACTCTCTCGAAAGTCTGGGTATTCATTGACGATCGCGTGCACGTAGCGGCAAGACGACTAGGGATGGCGTAGAATGTCGGAGTACGGATGGCGGTTCCTCCAACCTGGCGAGCAGGGCGTCACCGAGACATACGGCTACATCAACGCGAGTCCTTGGACGAAGATTCGCTGTCCAGTCTGCGGTGCGATTCTCTGGATCCCTCAGGGCCACCATGACACCACACATGAATGCACGCTGATGTGTCCCTACTGCTCACAGCAGATGCAGCCGATTCCGCCAGATCCCTCGAAGGCGACGGTACGGATCGTCCCACAAACACCGCAGGAACTTATCGAATGGTGGAAACGGTACTTCTACTATTGCACGAACCCGAACTGCTGGTACTACCAGAATAATGGCACGGCTTACATGTCGCGTAAGGTTGTCGTCGACATTCTCGTTGGGAGGTGAATGGAGCCATGGTGTTTCATAGTCACCGCCGGAGATCATCGTCGGTGGTGCATGTTCACGTCCACACTAGCCACACTAGTCACACTAGCCATGGCGGTGATGGCCACCGGAAGAAGCACGGTTAGGTGAGAAGGTTTGGCGCCATCACTCTCTTTCGACGATATCGTTGAGTTCCTTAGCGCCAGCTCCCAAGGCACCGCCCCAAACCGCACCCTGATCTTCTACAAGGACTCGATGAGTGAAGCGAGCGTACAGAAACACATCGATAGCGCTGGCGCATACCTTCACTTCTTCATCGGCGATGCCATCTGGAACACACAGGATCCGGTGACGGCGCTGGTAGTGCAGCGGCTCTTTCTACTCTACGCGTGCACGATGGTTCTCAGTGTGCTCTGCGGTGGCCTCATCGTCTCAGGCTTCAACATCGTCATGTCGGATCTCAACCTGCAGCGGAGCGAGCGGTTCAATGTCTACAATGGCTTGATCACGGACTTCTCAGGCGAGGCTGAGAGCCTGGCGATGCAGCTCACCCAGTTCTCGATTGCGAAGGCAGGTGGTAAGCCGTGAGCTCGGAAAGTGACACGTTAGCCTCAGCGGCAAGCGATTTCTTGGATGCGCTCAACAATGTTGGCAGTACGGTCGTGTGGGAGCAGCGGCAAGTTGTCGGCCGCGACAAGTACGGGAACCCAATCGTGAAGTTCAACCCTACCAGCATCAAGGCGATCGTCCGCGGAACCGAGCCGATGGAGGTACGCCTCACCGAACCTGGCTACGTGATGGAGCAGTACCTGACAATTCAGTACGATGTAGCCTACAACATCGACATCTTAGACCGCATCGTGTATCAGGGCGTCGAGTATGAGGTTCGCGCCTTCCTTCCGACAACAGAGGCTGAGATGAAGATCTTCAGCCGAGCTAGGATCCGCCAGTTGATCACGCCAATCCCAACGGGGGTCTAGCCTTGGAGGATCCCAAGACAATCCTGGTTGACATCCTGACACGAAAGATCAGCGTCACGAAAGACGACGGAGTCACGTCTGCAAACATTCAGATTATGACGAAATGGTACGATGATAAGACGATGAACGCTTGCGATGGAATCGTCACCTTGGGCACGATTGATGACACGGTGTTGCCGTCAGGCATCGGGGACCCATACGACGACCACACCCACGTTACTGAGATCAATGTGTGGGCTGCCACCAAATTCGACGCGAACGGCAACCAGATCATCACGGATGATACTATGCGATGGAAGCTTGTTCAGGCGGTCTCCCAGATCATCAAGGCGAACAAATCATATCCGATGTACAGCCCCTGGGGCACAGGTCAACCAGCCGACTACCCCGTCCACTACAACCCGCTCGTACCAAGCGGAATACAAGCGATGCGGCTTCGCGTCTGGCGGGAACTTGACGACCCCCAACACACACCGTACCCGCTTAGACGCACCCAAAATGAAGTGGAATCTTTCTTCCAAGTCACCGACCTATCTTCTTAGTTATGGCTCCACGAATGCACCTCTGTCAGCTCGAAGCTTGTCGCTCACACATTCCACTCGAAACTCGGTCCCATCCTCAGACTGTCTTAGGAAGGCTTCGAAACGCTCTCGCACTTCATCAGCGGTCACGCCTCGTGCCAGCAGGACCAGCCCCGAGTGACCGTCATAAACATCGTATCTCATCATCAACGAACACCTTCAAACTTCGCGTTGAGGCGTTCGTAGTCAGCGCGTTCGAGGCGTTCCTCTTTTTCCCGGTGTTTCCGAGCGGCTATTTCGTCAAGTGGTTTCTGAATCTCCTTGTATCTTTCCGGCGCCTTCTGCTCAAGTAGGGACAGGAGAGCGCCGTAAGCCTCATCAGATGAGAGATCATCGATGGTGTCGATCTCAGCATCGCAATCATCAGGATATGAGAGCGGCCTCGCTCGAATGAATAGGATTGTATTGTCAGCGAACTCTAAGCCTAGCACATCGTCGAGGCGTGATGTGTGAAAAGCCGCTATCGTCTCGCCGACGCTTTCCCGTGAACTAATTATCCTCGGCAAGCCTGCAGCCTGGCATGTCCTGACAAGCAAATCCATCTGCTCAGCGTAGACCAAGAAGAGCCGCCAGGTGTACGATGTCCCCGGGCTCCTCATAAGAATTGTTTCGTAGTCACGGCTCACCGCGAGCGTTCGCGCGAGTTTTGACAAATCAGAAGCGAGGTGAAAATGCTTGGTGAAATATCGCGGGACAGAAGTCGAAATCAGATTCGCCACTACGCAGGCAGCCTTGACGAGCGCCACCGCCGCCGGCGAGATTCAAAGCGTCACCTGGAAGGTTGACCAAGGCGTAACATTGCAGCCATCGGGGCTCGGCTCACGGGCCACAGTTGCGAAGGAAGGGCTAACCAAGATCACAGGCACAATCATCAAGGACTACGGTGAGGATACTGTCGACGGCACAAGTGATTTCGCGACGGAAGCTAACGCGTTTGAGACCGCCGCGCTCACCGCTCACTGGATCGAGATCAAGAACAAGACCACAGGTACCAAGTATCAGCTGGGCAACGTGAAGGGCAACTGCGAACCTATGACATCGCCGAGCGTGGATGGGATCGCGACTCAAAGGTTCGATTTCTCAGCCGAGACTGTAACGAAGACCACGTAGAAGCCGCCAGTAGTTTTGGAGTTGTTCAACATTGGAGCCGTCTTCTTCTAATGGCAAATCTGTCCTGATCGGGATTCCCCACGGGAATCGTCCTCTCGACGCGAAGTACTTCGCCTTCTTCCTGTCCGGTCTTTTCGCCAACACCTTCACCCTAGTTAGAACTGGCGTCTCAGTTGGGTTGCGGCAGGCGTTCGGTCAGCCGCTCGCCGCAGTCCGCAACAGCATCGTCCAGTACTTTCTCGAGGAGACGAAGGCAACGCACCTGTTCTTCCTAGATGATGATGTGTTGATCATGCCAGATACGATTCTGCGACTGCTGAAGCGGAAAGCTCCAATCGTATCAGGCCTCTACTATGAACGTGACCAACGGCACAGGCCGATAATCATTGACACGCCGAAGAACCGTGAACAGAAGCTGCGCTTCCGATTTCGTTATCTCTGCAGACCGCCGAAGAGCCGCCTCTTAGAATGTGATGTGGCCCCGGCAGGCTGTCTCCTAATCGAGCGGGAGGTCTTCCGCAGCATGGTCGCACCTTGGTTCCATGCGAGGCAGAACATGGGTGAGGATGTGTACTTCTGCCTTTACGCTCGCCGAGCGGGTTTCAAGATTCTAGTCGATACTGCCGTGGACTGTCTTCACATCGTGACGCATGTCACGGGGAGTGATGAAGCATTTGAGCAGTGGAAAGGAGCGTTCGGCTACTCAATCCAAGACTGAGCAGCGCATCCTTGTGGACACGCGCGACCTAGATGTCATCCTATCAGCTGGACTCATCGTCCAAGGAAAGCTGAAGGATCTAATCGCCCTACGCGAACTGATCAGGAGCGACCTGCGCTTCCATGTGATCTACTGCAGCAATGCGAGCGTCCGCCTCTACATCGTCACCGAAGACGACTACTTGCTGCTGAAGAAGATCAAGGAAGGCCTCGACAAAGATTGACGGTTCAGATTCAGATCGATATAGACGACCAAGCATCGCCGCTACTGGAGGCTGCGCTTGCGAAGATCCAGGATCAGATCAATGCAGGCCTCGATGAGGCTGGAAACGAGATCGTGATCTATGCGCAGCAGATCGTGCCGGTCCGAACGGGCAGGCTGAGGAATTCGATCACCTACACAGTTGCGGATGGGCAGTTGATCATCATGGCCACAGCGCCATATGCAAAATACGTTGAGTTCGGGACTCGCCGTATGAGAGCTGAGCCATACATCCGCCCAGCTATTGACGTCTACATGCAGGCGATTGTCAGCAGTATCAACGAGCAGGTGCTGGACGCTTTCTCGACTTGACAGTCATAGAATTGTAGGAGGAATTGGAAAATGGATGAAAAGAAGGATGTGCAGGCGACTCGACGCGAGTTCGCTAGGCTGAGTCGTGACATCGTTCAGGGCATGCAGCGCAAAGTCAAGGTGCCAGTCATCACTAGGGAGAACCAGCAGTACGAGTTCGAGATCCATGCCCTCACAGAGCTGACAGTCATCGAGGCGGCTGAGAAGACAGGCCTGACGCTACCTGATTTAGTAAAGGCGCAGGCAGCAGACCTCTCGAACCGGGACCCGAAAACAGTTGCTAAGATGCGATTCCTAGACGAAATCATTGCTGTCGCCCAAGTGGGTAGCGACTTGACGCCTGACGAGCTCAGAACCGCGTTGCCCGCATCAGAGCGAGCGCGACTCTTCGGGATGATTCTCGAGATCAGCGGCCTCGGCCCAAAGACATCGGAGACTTTGGAGAAATTTCGTTCACGGCAAGTGGCTGGCTCTTAGCGATTCGCTAAGCATCCTTGTGTTTGATGCACATATTCCGCTTGTCCAGGAAGTGCGCGACCTAACGCCACTGCAGAAGAATTGGCTTCTGCTAGCCTACGCGAAACGGAACGAGAAACCAGAATGATGAGGTGAGAAGATGAGTGGAGGAACATCCGACACTGGCGAAGTTGCGATCACGATCAGCGCCGTAGATCAGGCCTCGGAAGTCATTCAGAACGTTCAGTCGAACCTTTCGGATCTGACAACGACCGCTGACAGCGTTGGCCCCGCCATGACTGATGTCGCAGGCTCGACCACCGATGCAACCGACAGCATGGACGGCCTGAACCAGTCGACCATGTGGTCCATGCAGGGCATGATGGGCCTGTCCTCGACGCTCCGGATGGGCATCAGTGACTACGAGCGGATGGAGATGATGCACATCCGCATCGAAGCATCAACGGAAGCAGTTCAGAAGGCGCAGGAAGCCTACAACGCAGCCGTCCAGAAATACGGTGAGAACAGTCAGCAAGCGTCTCTTGCATTAGAAACGCTGCAAACCGATGAAGATCGTCTTAACTATTACCAACAGCGAAACCTGCTCAACTATGTCCAGATGGGCCTCCAGATTCCAATGATTATCGCTAGCATCACCCAGATGGCGGGAAGCCTCGGCGGTCTAGGCGGGGCGCTCGGAAGTGCCGGCGACGCTATCGGAGGAGTTGTTGCAGCGCTCGGACCGGTTGGGATAGCGATTATCGCAATCATCGCAGCAGTCGCCCTTCTCTATGAGGCTTGGACGAATGATTGGGGCGGCATTCGTGAGATCACCGCCAACGCTGTTAAAGACATCCAGTCAGGCCTTGAGCAAGTTGGCAATACGCTAAACGACTTCGCTGATGCTGTGAAAGTTGCGATCGGCGGCGCCGTTGATTGGCTGAAATCGAATTGGCAAGACGTGCTCGTTGCAGCCCTAACCGGTCCGGTCGGGCTTGCGTATGAGGCTTGGAAGAACAATTGGGGTGGCTTCCGTGATGTCGTTAGTGATGCCATCACGGTGATCGGCAACACCCTCGGCACCATGAAAGATACGATCGCGAAGCCCGTCCAGGATGCGTGGACCTCGGTCGTTGACAGCACGACGACAGCGTGGGACCAGATCAAAGACAAGGTGAACCAGCAGATGCCGCTGATGGGCGGCATCATACAGACGGGCATGGATGTGATTCATGGAAACTGGCAGGTTGCTTGGCAGGACCTAGCAAACCTCCCTAACGCACTGCTTACGCAGATGCAGAAAGACATCTCCGAAATCATGGATAACATCAAGACCAGCATCAAAGTTTTCACAGATGCCTTCCAAGCCGCCGATGATCTGCTGAAACCAATACTCACGGATATAGCGACTGCACTCACAGACTTCCTAAAGGCTATCGAAGATCTCTTCACGGATTTCTACAACTGGCTTGTCGGCGCATCCCTCTGGAACGACCTGTGGAACGCCATTCTCGACATGACCGAGAAAGCAATCACCGACCTGCTGGAGGTCTTGCAGACAAAACTATTCGATGCAATGCAGGATGCTTTCACGAAGGCGCTCCAGCTCGTTGAGGATCTCTGGAGCAAGGCTTGGAGTGTAATTCGAGACGCGTTCACCGCAACCTCAACCGCAATCAGCGATGACTTGAACGCCTGGTTCAAGGCGGTTGAGGCTAATTTCACGACAGCGACAGATCTGCTTCAGACGGTGTGGCAGTCTGCTTGGCAAACGATGCAATCGACCTTTCAGACCATCAGCGATGACATAAAGGATGCGTGGAAAGACTTCCTCGACACCATGAACCAGGCCATGAACAGCTTCTGGTCTGCGACCGAGCTAGCCACACAGAACGCGTTCGAGGATTTGGAAGGCGCCTTTACAGCTGCCATGGATGCGATTGAGGGCATCCTATCCGGCGCCATCTCGACAATGGAGGACGCTTGGTCCGCGTTCTCCTCTTTCATCTCATCTGGAGTCAGCCAAGTGGAGTGTGCTGTGAGTGGAGCGGCCGGGATGGCCACATCAACATTCACTTCAATGCAGGGAAGTACCGGCTCGGCGCTGTCAGGGATAGAGAAAGCGGTCTCGGGCACCGTCAACAACATTGCATCTGCAGCGACGGATCTCTGGAACGCACTGGTCGGTCACTCGATCTGGACGGATATGCTCCAAGCGATGGAGGACCAGGCCACAGATGCCATGACCAATATCCTCAAGACATTCACAGGCGGCTTCGGGGCGATCGCTCCCGCGGTCCCATCCGCAACCGGAGGCGGGGCGATCAATACGGCCATCACCACCGCTCTGCAACAGCTCGCGGGCGGCAAGCAGATAAGCATCACAATTCCAGTTACGCTCCAAGTGGATGGGCAAACATTCAGCCGTACCGTTGAGCGTCGAATCGTGAACAAGATCACTGCGACAAGCCGAACCACCGCGCCGGGATAGGAGATGCCGATCAGTCAGACCGTAGCGGGCCTCCTGTATGAGCGGCCTTGCGACTCGCTCAATGAAGGAAGCAGCTGGTACAACGCTGACAACTTCGCATGGTCCATCGACTCGACGATATTCAAGCAGGGCACGGGCTCGCTTAAACTGACCGGCACCTCGACGGGCCCGCAGAGCAGTTTCAAAGGCGGCGGCTGGTGGGAAGAGAGCCCAGCCGCAGCGAGCGCCGCTCCCGGAAATAGGATTCACATCTGGCATAAGTCAACGGACTCGAACCACACATGGTACCTATGCGTCTACTGCCCTTCCTGCGGCGCAGGCAACGTACCTTATCCTCTATATTCCACCAGTGTCTTCACGAAAGCTGGAACTGAAGACTGGACCTTTAGGACAGGCAACCTTCCATCCAACTTCGTTGGCGGCCCCATCTATCCTCAAGTAGTCATCTGCACCGGCAGTCTTGGAAGTACGATTGCCGACTGGGTTGATCACTGCGTCATCTCGCTAAGCCAATATGTGACGGTGACAGGGCTCAGCCCCGGCCAAATCGTCGAAATCTTCCGGGCGAGCGACAACATCCAGATCGACAGCGAGACCTGCGCTGCGGGAGCAACCAGCGTCGCTCTGAACGTAGACGCTGAGGACTATCCTGAGTATATGTACCTGAAGGTCTATGCGACTGATGGCGCCACGCTCATTGAGGTCACAGCCAACTACATCATGTGTGGCGGAGACACCTGGCAATGGACGATACCGCTTGGAACCCTTAGCATCCTCAGCAATGCGTACACGATCTACCGCTCGGGAAGCTCAGGCTCACCCCAGTCGGCGACCGTGACGGCAACATTGCTGACTCTTGCAGGCGCCCCATACCCGAATAAGACCGTCAACTTCTGGACAAGTAATGGCACAGTCTCACCTACCTCAGCGACGACGGATGCGAATGGCAACGTCCAGACTACGCTCACGGGCAGCACACAGGGAATCGCGGTCGTTAAGGCGTCATGGGCAGGCGATGCATCCGTACCCGCCGCCGTTGCCTATGCGACGCATCATATCCTCTACGATCTAGAGGTCGGCGATGCCACTAAGAAGTTTCAACTCTTCATCGAAGGCATCGAATACCAATACTCGACCGGCAGCTATGTCCTATCCGACGAGAATACGCCGCAGCAGTTCACCGTTGAGATCCCACAGTGGCTTAGCACGATCACTCGGCGCGGAATCGTCTCGATCTTCCGTTACGGTGTGAAAGAGTACTCCGGAGTTCTAACGGCAATAGAAAGGAACCTTGCCGATCCGCCGCATGTGACTTTGACGGGACTCGACAGCAAATCCCTCATGGACACGCGGGTCGTCACCATCAAGGACTATTCAGCGCAGACGGTTCAGTATATCTTCAATGATCTGCTGACGAGTTTCTGGTGCGGCGTCGCACTCGGTACAGTCGCATCCTACCCCTCAACGATCACGCAGACGTTCGCCGACCAATCGCTCAGTTCCGCGATCGCTGCTCTTTGCGACATTCTCGGCTGGCTGTACCGCGTCGACACGAGCAACCTATTGGATCTTCAACCGAACTTCGGCTCCTTGAAGCCCGCGATCCAGTTCGTTGAAGGCCAGAACCTCTTCACGAACGACTACAAGATCGATGACCAACAAGTCTGCAATTCCGTTCGCATGCGTGGAGCCAACACACTTGTCTCAACTCAGTTCGACGGCGCCTCAATAGAGAACGATGACCTCGGCCTCCTGGAGACGGTCACATTCGAGAAATCCATCATCGACCAGAACACATTGAACATTGCAGCGGTAGCTGAACTCGCCAAGCTGGCAGGGAAGAACATCGCGATCGAGGCGGAAGTGAATGATGACTACCCGGCCGGCATCTGGGGCCTCGACGATTCCGTCACTCTCACCATACCGGAGCAGGGCTTGTCGGATACGTTCCAAGTTGTCCGCATAGAGCGTGATATGACGGATCCCAACTACGCTAAAGTGGACTTCCTAAACAAGATCTCGCTTGAATGGACTGACCTCTACGGGCAGCTGCATCGGGAACTGAACGATCTCGGCGCCAAAACTAACATCTGACAATCATTCGGCGTAAATGATGTCGCTTCCTCAGAGCGGCGACTAACCAAGTAGAGAGGAATTTTTCGGGAGTGAAAACAGGCATGAGCAAAGTCAGGGTACGGGTTGCCTCGAGTTCGACTCCAGAACTGTTCACTGTTATGAATGCGAACTGGAAGATCAGCGAGGATTCTTCAGGCCTCTACACGCTGGAGGCCCTCGACGGATCCGCTAAACTCGGTCCCATTGATGGCGGCAAGCTGGCCAGTGCTCTAGCGGTGATCAGCGAACTCGATCGGCATCTCAGCGAGGGGAGGTGAGAAGATGCAAGGACATCGAAGAGATGGAGGCCGAGGCGTAGACCTCGCGAACATGAGGCCGCTCGTCAGGGTTGTCGAGCACGGGCTCTGGAGCCCCATGTGGTCTATTCACAAATTCCGCGAGCATCGCGATCGCGTCTACAAGGCAGGCCACATCAAGGGATTACCGCTCTCCTACCTGCTTGAGAACTTCGAGCTGCTAGAGGCGCTCCGGATCCCGCGTAATCTACTGCTCAACGAAGGCATCAACCTACTGTGGACCCTGGCCTGCGGTGGATCAGGCACACCCTGGAACAACGCAAACGCCTACGTCGGCGTCGGGGACTCAACCACAGCGGCCGCCGCTACACAGACAGGCCTGCAAGCGACAACGAACAAGTACTACAACGCCGTCGACTCGGGATATCCAACCTACGGCTCATCGCAGTACGCGACATGGCGCTCAACATTCGGCACCGGCGTTGCGAACTTCCCGTGGAACGAGATTACAGCCTGCAATAGCAACTCCGATTCCGGGGTGAATCTGGATCGTCTGGTTCAGACCATGGGCACGAAGGCCTCCGGAGCCTCATGGGTAGCCACGCTACAGGTGACGCTCTCCTAGAGCGGTGAAACAGAGATGCCACGTTTTCCCTATTTTTCAAGCCTGCCGCTTGTCTCAGGCGTGAGTGTTGAGACAGCGGGCTTCAACGAAGGCAGCACCACACTGACGCAGGTAACGACGGGCAGTAGCACATACACCTTCGGAAGCTGGACTCAACTACTCGCCTCTACCACAAACAAGGCGGTTGTACTAATCATCGTCGTGGATGCTAGCAGCTCAGCCCGATTTCGCATACAGATAGGTGTAGGAGCCTCCGGTTCAGAGAGCGCTATCTGCGAGATGACGTATATGGCATCAAGCACATCGGGCAAACCCTCGGACTACGCCGCATATCTAGTGAACATTCCAGCGGGAAGCAGGATCTCAGCATGTGCTGCGGCAGTAACCGCCAGTCAAAACATCTATGTTGGCTGCTATCTTGTCGAGGTGCCCGCCTAATTGCCTGACATCGAAGAAGTAGTGGACTTCCCACCCTATTCACCTCCAAACTATGAGGCTGCCGGCTGGGGAAGCTCCGGGACCCAGAACTATATTTGCGGCACATCGGTGACGGCGGCCAGCTCAGCCAATTCTAAAGGAAGCTGGGCTCAACTCATCGCGTCAACGACGAGGAAGGTTGTTGGAATAGTTGTCCTAATGCATCAGAGCGGCACGGGGAAGTTCATGGTCGACATTGGCACAGGCGCCTCTGGCTCGGAGAGCGTCTTGATCCCAGACGTGTATGTAAATTTCGGCGGCAGCTATGGCGCAGGTAGTGCCGCAGTGTTCTTTCCGGTTCAGATCCCGGCGGGGACACGAATCGCAGCGCGATGTCAATGCAGCACCGCGAGTGCCGTGATCTATGTCGTGTTAGGCTTGATGGAGACTGAATGACGGTGGGAGGTGACTGTCACAGATGGCTCGTAGCGTATTAGCATCGGGTACGGTGACGGCGACCGTGGGTTCCGAAGTAACAGTGACCGACCAGACGGGCTCGCAAGGGCATGTATTGGATGGAGTGCTTGATCTGCGGAACCTCGCAAGCGGCGACACGGTTGAGATTCGGCTCTATGTAATGGCGCTCTCAGGCGGGACGCTGAGCCGAGCCTACTATCAGAAGTTCACGAATGCACAGGATGATGTCGGCAACCAGAAAAGCCCGGTTCTCTACATTCCAGCCATGACGGCGGCCTATGAGTGGAAGCTGACGGTGAAGCAGACAGCGGGTACAGCCCGTACCTTCGACTGGGCGGTTTACACCGATTAACCGTGGCCGTGATTATGTGAGAGCGAGATCATGTCGTACCGCAGCACCCTACTACTCACGAAAGTACCTAGCAAAACCTACATCAATGTCAGCGATTCCGGAACCGGCAGCGATAGCGTGCCCTCGATTGCGCTATCCGTCAGCGATCCGGGGAGCGGGTCTGACTCACTTACTCACCTGGAGAACGATTTCACAGCCGCCGATTCGGGATCTGCCAGTGAGTGGGTGGCGGTTGGAGAGTACCAACCGATCAATGTTTATGACACAGGTGCAGGTGTGGATGCCTCCAATCTTGAAGCAGTTCTTAGTCTCTCAGATGCGGGTGCAGGCTCGGATTCTGTAACATCCGTCACGGTCTCATTCACAATCCAGGACGCCGGATCTGCAGCGGAGACGCTCAGCCTCAACTTCACGTTCACGGTCGTTGATCTAGGGGTCTGCGTCGATGTCGCATGGCTTACCTTCTGGTACAACTTCGCGGACTACGCCCTCGGTGTCGACTTCACATACCTGACGCAAGGCCAGATCTGTCTCGACGGCACCGCGTTGCCGCACGTGCAGAGCGTCAGCGTTGACGAGCCCAGCATCGTTCAGGATCTCGCGATCATGGACGCGCTCCCGTATCGAAGACAGATCGGGAAGAAAGGCCGCTCATTGAAGATTCAAGGCTGGACCGACTCGCTTGTAACCCTAGAGACTTTACGCGAGTACGCCGACGGACAGAAACACTTCCTCCTCCTACCGACTGGCGATTCGATGTATGTTCTCATCAGCGATGTGCAAACCCCGGAGGATGTCGCGAACTATTTCCGTTACGACTACATACTCACCGCGGTTGAGGCGGTTGATTGAGCTTGGTCCGTTTCGGGAACTATTCGCTGCCGAATGTCCAGGAGGCCGAGATCGAGATCGCCCGCGTTGAGATAGAGCGAAGCATCCCAGGTCGCAATGTCGCGTACCATTCTGATGAAACAACGAAGGGCCGAACCGTCAAAATCACCGGTGATATTCGCGCTTCTACGATCAGCGTGGCCAGATCTTGGATAGAGCTCTTACGGCGCCTAGCCGATGATACCGAGCGCGTCCTCGACCTTGAGGACGGCCAGACGCCAACATTCAACGCGAAACTCACCGACCCGTCATACGCGCTCGACACTTCGCTCTGGTACGACTACACGCAATATTGGGTTTCCTACTCTGTCACGCTGCTAGAAGTCGCGTAGCCGCCCCGCTTTGTATGCCGCATCTGCAAGCGTCAGCTACCTGCTCTCTTCATTTGGAGAGTTGAGGATGGCGTGGACCGACCCTGCGTATCAACCGATCTTCTAAGAGGCCTGCTGGTCCTTCGATTTTCTCTGCACTGTGACAACCGTTACCGTGAGCGCCGCCGATCCAGGCCCATGGCCAAGAGGAGCCTTAACGGGGCTCTTCTGATCTTCATCCTCTCGCCCTATTATGTCCGTTAAGGTCATGATAATATCAGACATGGGTTCGTCGGTGGAATGCATCCTCGTCGATTATTGCAGCCCATTTTGAAATCTGGGCACAGCTGTTGACATGGAAAATACAATTCTAGTGCATTTCAACGCCGTATCGGCCATAGCGTGGGTGAATGACTAAGCATCTTGTACATGCGCCAGAATCCGTTCGAGTATCTAACATTAAATAATCTAGGCTCACGAAAAGATGTGTTGCGTGCTTAGGGTTGGCTACTCATAGGGCTAGCTCGGTATTTGTAATACTCCTATTCCTAGCGGCTTTTCTGGTTCCCGTCCCGCAAATATCTCTCCCTCAGAAGACCATTTCCCAAATTCCAGTTCCCCCCTTCTCCCAGGTTACAATTCCGAAAATCACCATCCCATCGATTAATTTACCCTCGTTAAGTAATTTTCCGCGCGCTTTCGCATCACCTACGATAACTTTCGCTCCTAGTTCGAGTGGTTATGCGGGACAGACCATAACCGTTAGCTCGGGAGCCGGCGATTTCGGGGTGACGGCAAATCCTGGACCCTGCAGCTTAACTTCGAGTCCTTCCAACATCTTTGCTTCTTACACATGTTCAATCACCGCCGCCGGCACGCTGAGTGGCTCATTCATCATCTCCTCCACGGCGCCAGGCAGGGCTTGGCCGTCGCCCGGAGGTTACACTGTGACCGCTGCGGATCAGCGTACAGGCAACACTGGAGTGACAGGGGTAGCTACCTTCGGTATTCTCCCTATGGCAACTGTGAGTCCGACAAGTGGTTCTCCCCCCATAGCGGGTCCACCTAGCGCTCCAGCCAAACCCGCGGCGGTAAGCGTTTCAGGGACTGGCTTTTCCGTTGGCGATACAACTGGATGCACGATAACCTCGGCAGCAAGTACTCTAATCATTACTTCCGTAAGCTGTTCGATAAACACTTCAAACGGTCAATTAACCGGCTCATTCTCGGTCGCCGCAAACTCCGTCTGGACCGCCGTCGCAGTTCAGGTCATTGTAACCGGAAGCCCGGTCGGAGATACGCCAGCGGGCGCAGCTATACCAACATTTACCGTGGTTCCTAACCTAGTGGTTTCTCCAACTTCTGGATCGGCGGGTTCAACAATAGACTTTGCCGGCTCAGGTTTCGGGTCTCTTGGCGCTGCTTACGCGGCTAGTCCTTGCTCAGGCTTCGGTCCAGGGCTGATTGGAAGTAGCGTAGTATCCTCAGTATCCTCAGTATGCAACCAGGACCTCGTGGGCAACGTTGTAGGTTCTTTCATTGTAAACGGACCACTCCCACCATCCGGGACATACACTGTGCAGTACCAGGACGAAAGCGCTGGTGGGCCAATAGCGACCACGACATTCCAAAAAACAGGAGGGCCGGTGATTTCACTTACAGCTCTCCAAGGTACGATTGGAACCGTTGTGACCATAACCGGGTCGGGGTTCAACGGAGCGGACACGTCTGTGTCGATCTCTAGTTCTGTGGGGCCCTCTAACCTGTTTACGCCTGCGACATTCACATGTTCGGTTTCGGGAGGCAACCTTGCGACCGGGTGCACGTTCACGGTCGCCGCAACCGGGGGTGCAGCTGCGCCCCCAGGGTGGACGATAACAGCCCTCGGCAACCCAGTGGGCGATTCTTCGGGCGCAAATTTCCTCGTCTTAGCTACGCTAACACTGACACCCAACAACGGTGGCATAAATCCCACGGCTGCATCAGGAGCGCTGGTGACGCTCTCCGGCTCAGGCTATCTCCCAGTGGGCGCAGCCTGTGTTACTCCAACTGAGACACCAGCACCTCTTACTCATGCTGGTTCACTCATCTGCAACATAGGTCCCACCGGTCTACTTACCGGACAATTCAAGGTCGACAATACAGCGGTTCCAGGAGTCCACACTTTCAGTATTATCAGCGCGACGCAGGTTCCTCAGACGATCGTAACCCAGCCCTTCACGGTTACCGTGCCGAGTGCAACACTCTCTGCGAACAGCGGTAGCGGCGGAGATACCATTCAAGTCTCCGGTTCCGGGTTCAGTACAGGAGATGCAGCCACTTGCACGATCGCCTCATCGGGAGCCAACACTATCCAGGGCACTCCCTCATGCTCTCTCACTGGGGGTGCCGCTTTGGGCTCTTTCGTCGTCACGACATCGACCAACCCGGCCGGCTTGGTCACCATAGCGTTGACGGGGAGCTTAGGAGATGGTGCTGGGGCGTCATTCAAGGTTGTCCCGAAGATCGCTGTGACACCGAACCCAGCTCAGGTAGGGGGTTCATTGACGCTTACGGGATCGAACTTCGCCACCGGCGTGTCTGACTGTCACACAACCCCTGCTACGAATTGGTCTGGTTTCACGTTAACTGACTTTACCTTTAGTACTTGCGCGATCGATAGCACAACTTATCTCGTGACCGGAACGCTCATACTCAATCCGACAGCCAGCGCCGCTAGCTACTCTATGACGCTGAGTGATGGCACGGTGTCGGCATCGACTACACTGAACGTCATTCCACATGTGGTCACTGCTTCGCCTCCCGCTGCACCTGCGGGCGCGACGGTGACGGTGACTGGAACTGGCTTCGCGTTGACTGACACGGCGGCTTCCACGATTGATGGCTCAGCCCCAGATCCAGTTACAGGTGGCCCGAAGGCTTGCACAGCGGCGAGTGCCGGGACGATCATCTGTTCCTTCGTGGTCGCGTCAGTATCTACGGGGCCTCGTGTTTTGACTCTTACCGGGAGCGCTGGCGATAAGGGAACCGGCAGCTTCACAGTTACGGGTGGCCTCTCGTTGGTGCCGGCTTCTGGGCCTGCTGGAACGAACGTCATGATCATGGGCACAAACTTTGCTGCGGGCGATTCGGGCTTACCTTGCACGATCTCGTCTTCTCCTTCCTCGCCTACTCTTATCTCGAATCCGGTCTGCTCCGTTGCGGGTGGCGTCGTGTCGGCATCGTTCACCGTGGCGCCTAGTGCGACCGGCTCATACTCGGTGACGGTCACGGGCTCGACTGGTGACTTTGGCATTGCATCATTCAATGTTCCTACGGGGCCAAGTTTCACGTTGAGTCCAGCGTCAGGCCCGCCCGGGACAGTAGTCACCGCCTC